GCTGTTCGTGCGGTACCATCAACAGTAATCGTGTTTAAGCCATTATTTAAAGGCTTCTCAACCTGTGGCAGGGTTGCCCGTGGGTCCGACTGCACAAAGGTAATCGTTAGTGTAGCGTCCCACGCTCCCTGGTTAATGAACTGTGGATCGCTAATCGCAGTAACGTGGCCCCAGTAAGTCACTTTGGGCTCAAAGCCAAAGACTAAAGGATACTCCTTGCCATTATCACTTGGATCATCACTTAGCAATAAGCCACTCAAATTATGCATAATCTGATTGTATTTGTCCTGACTGCCACGAGCGATAATAGTTATTGGAATACTGATTGTCCGACTAGTATAGTCCATACCATTAAATTGATTACCATACATGGCGGGAATATCGGTTGCTTGCTCGGCCATGGCTGGTGCACTTGGCAGTGTTACTGCTCCCATAATGGCTTGCAAATCATTGCGGCTATTTAAGCCAGCATACTCAAAATCACTTTTGTTCAAAACAGACAATTATATCACCATCCTTGTTTAATTTTAACTATGTAAAAAAGAGCCTTCTAAGGCTCTTCAATATATTAATACTAATACCCCATCATTTGACTATATTGTGACGTCTTCTTGGTATTTGACTTGACAGCATTAACCACGTCAGAGTTGGCAACAACTGCTTTAACATCTCCTTGGCCAGTGACCAAAGCATCTAGTGAAGCTATAACCCGCTGTTTAAATGCTTCGTCGGAATCAATCTGGTTGTTACCGGTATTTATCACATTAGTGCCATCTTGAGCTCCGAACTTAGCCATTATCTGTTGCATAATTTGGTAAGCCCGTGAACGCTTAGATAAGTCCATCGGAACTATGGCTTCTGGCAAGTTGCCTTCAAATAATTTGTAAACGCCCGCTTTGTTTCCGAAACCACCATTCTCAAATCCTTTAATATAGCGATAAACAGCTGACGCCTGACTTTCACGAAGCCCACCGGTGCCATTCATAGCACCGCCTGATTCCCACGTTGCAAAGAATTTATATGCGGCTTCTGTTGGATTGGTCATACGTAGAACGGATTTTAACAAACTACTCTCACCGGGCTCGTTAAGAGCGTAATTAATTTGGCCAGCAGCCGAGTCCCATGCATATCCATGTTTTCTAAGCCAGCTTCTTAATGCTGTTTCACGAGTGAACGTCCATTGTCCCAACCCAGTACCATGATCAAGTGGATCAATGGCAGTAGGGGTCAAGTTTGATTCGATAACCCAGTTTCCTAGAACACCGGCAATACCACCATTATTTGAAGCGGGATAGCCATGTTTAAATGCTCTAGCCAATTCTCGTGCACGGGAAGCAACACTACCGGACAGCTTAATGTTGCCAACTCCTCCACCGAAGTTGTCAGCTAAATCAGAAATAGCTTTTGCAAATCCCTTTAAAGCTCGGTCGACTAGTCCTTTGCCTAAATCATGGCCGATTGAACCGACTCCTGGAGTTTTAGTTGGATCAAATGTCTTTAAAGCCATTGACTTTAAAGTTTTCAATGGGTGAGTTATCTTAGACAATGCATCCATTGCTTTATCACTAACGCTGTCGAAGATAGAAGTAGCACCGTTCTTAATTTTCTTTAAAAACGACGCGATATCAATAGTGCCTTTGGCATAGCCAGGAAGCGTATGTCCTAGGCCACCGTTAAAAAGCTTAGCAGTATCACCAGCATTAAGAATCTGATCACCAGGTTTAACATTAACCACTTCAGCACCATTCATACCTAGAAATGACACTTTTTCATTGTCTCTATCAATTTTAGCCTCGACACCGCCTTCGCCAACTAAAGCTCTAGCAGTGCCAACAATACCACCGGAAGCATAAGCTCCCATCGATACTGGAGTATAACCTGATGGATAAGCGCCAACATTAATTGGTTTAATACCAAATCCTTTAACCAAATTGTTAAAGAAACTAGTAATATTCTTCCAGATACTATGCGTACCGGAGCCTTGTTTATCAGCAGCCTTCATTGAACTATTAGCTTGTCGCATCTGATGGCGAACAACCTCTTTAGACTGACCGGTAGCGGCCGCAATAGAATCAGCTTGCTGGTCTTGTTGCTTTTTTGTAACTTCCTTACGCTGATGCTCAATTTCACTGGTAACTGATTTATGCTGATCAGTAGCATGTTTGGTAACTTTTTTGTATTGGTCATTAGCAGCATCATCTGTTTCGTCGCGCTGGTGTTTTGCCTTAGAAACAATATCGTCATGTTGCTTTTTAGAAATTGCATGTAAATCATAATATTCATGATCAGCTGTTTTTTTAGTTGATTTGTAAGTTTCACTAGCAGAATCTTCAAGCTCATCACGTGTCTTGCGTGCGGGCTTAACAGCTGCATTATATTTTTTGTTTGCATTTTCTTGTGTTGCTTTCAAGTCTCGCGAGTTAAGCTTTCCTCTATCGCTAACCAGTTTAGACAAAATTGATTTTTGTTGAGCAGCCCCTTTTGAAACGGATTTTGATACTGATGAATTAAGCTTATACTCATCAGCTGCATACTGTTTTACGTATGATCGATGAGCAGATGCCAGCTCTCTATTTTTTTCTTTCTCATATCGTTCTGAATTCCGCCCATATTTTTGTGCAATTTTTTCAAGCTTACTAGTTCCACCATTTTCTATGGTTCTTACTCGTGAATAGTAATCTTGAGTATCTTTTTGCATAAGAACGATTGTAGCCTTTTTTGAAGCCGCCGCTTTCTTATCTGACTTTTGTTGTTGACTTAAAATCTTGTTTTCTTCTTTTTGAGTCATGGATCCATTCTTAACTAATTTGTCTAAATCTTTCTTAGACTTTGATTCTTTATCTTTATAGTAAGAATCAACTGAACGCCCCATCTCACCAAACAATTTGTCAGTTTGTGCCTTGGTTTTAGCATAACTAGATGGATCAGTAGACATTTTTACAACCAAAGCATTTTTAAGCTTCTTGCTATAACTACTTAACTTAGTTTCAACTTTTTTAGTGTCCGTAGAAACATTTATTTTAACTGCTTTAGGCTGAACTACATGTACTTTAGGCTTATTGTCATCTAATCCTTTTTGAATTTTAGCTCCCAATAGCTTGCCTACTTTGTCACCACCAAATGCACCAAGCATGCCACCGACTAAAGTCCCAGCACCTGGTAGTATGGCTGTTCCTAGCGCTGCACCGCCAGCAGCACCACTCAGATTTCCAACAAATGAACCAACGTGTGAACCCACTGTTTTTTTAGTTGTACCAATTAAATCAGTACTTGCCGTCAATACATCTAGTAAGCCAACACCACCAGCTAGCTTGCTAAACTTACCCATATCAGCCAGTTTTCCTAGTCCCTTGGCTTTACTACCATATTTCTCAACTCGGCTTAGTTCCGAAGACTCTCTAGTAGCTGTCTCAACACCTTTAGCGCTACCAACATCATCTAGCAAGCCGCCAACATTGCTTGTGCTAATCTCAGAGTCCGCTTTTTTAGCCTGCGCATTGCGCTTGATTGCTGCTGTATTTTCGTCATAATATTCAGTGTTTTTCTTAATGCTTAATGCTTCAGCTGCCCATTTAATTCCGCTCATAACTGAGCTCACAGTCCCCATTGCTTTTCCGGCGGCCCTAGTTGACTTTGTGATAATCCACCATGCTGCTCCAAATTTTGCAATGGTTTCTGTGTGCCCACCAATCATACTGAGTAATGGCTTTAAAAGTGCATTGGTTATTTTAAGCGATTCAATTAACGTTTCAAAGCCCAGGCCACCCAAGTTTTTGACAGTTTTGAAGAAATTAACAATTTCCGGAGCATTTTTGGCAATGGAGTCAGAAGCTTTGGTGACACCCTTGGCCAAGTTATCCATTGCATCATTCATTGCTTTTGGTGCTGACTTGACATCAAAGGCTTTAGCAAAAGCTTTAGTAATCGTGCTAATACCCTTTTCTGCCGCCACACCGACCTTATTAAACTCCTTGTCAGTCCGTTTGTCAGATACCCATTTTGAAACTGCACCATAGATTGGATTTTGAGCGGTTAAAATTGGCTTTTCAATGTCACCGATTAAAGCTGGAACACGCGCTTTGATCGTACGTTCCATACCAACCATCGTATGTAACATGTTGTCGGCGGCTTTATCGTATTTTCCGGATCCAAGTTGATTGAAGGTCTTTTCGATATCTGATGCTGAAATTTTTCCTTGTTTGGCCATTTCACTTAAATCAGCAACCGTTACTTTCTTACCATGATTGACTTGGGTTTCGTACTTGGCCAACTGTTCACGGAACATCGGGAAGTATTGACTAATTTGATTCAGCATACCAGCATTTGCTTTACCGCGTGATAAGCCGTTGACCATATCTTGGGTAACCGCCTGAATTTGTTGGCTATCTAAACCAACAGCATCAGACATGTTCAGCATGGATTTGGTTAGTTCATCTGATTCTTTTTTATTGGAATGTAAGTGATAAAAACCTTGCTCTAATTCATTTACAACATCTACAGCTTGACCAGTCTGAACAGACAAGTCGTTGATTGTTTTAACCATTGCGTTAGATTTTCCAACCGTACCAGTTAAAGTCAACCAGGTAGCCGTCATCTTTTGTTGCTCTTTTTCGTATTCCATACCGGCACTAATAGCTTCGTGAATATGTGAAGTGATTGATTGAAAAGCGCTCGTAATACCATTAGCAACTAAATGAGCACCCAGAATTTTGCCAAATAAATGATTGGCCTTATCTGCGTGCTCGTTTACTCTATTTAGCTGGCTAATGACTGACGTTAATCCTGACTGTGGCTTTTTGCTTAATTGCTCATCAAGCTCTCGCATCTTAGTCCGAGTTTGGGCAATTTTAGTGCCTAATTCGTTCACCCTAATCTTTTGTTCTTTGAACTCTTTAGAACTGTTACCACTAGCACTCGCAATCTTATTCAGTCTGTTTTGCTCAGCCTCTAGCTGCTTGTTAAGCTCATTATAAGACTGATGTAACCCGCTAGCCTTAACTTTGTTGGCTTCAAACTCGTGGCCTTCGGCTTTTAGTTTAGCTACATATGAGTCTGTTACTTTGGCTGATATTTCGGTTGCATCTTTTAATTGTAAGACACCACTTTTTTGCAGATCAAGTGACTTCTGTGCTCGTTCTTGTTGCCCCTCTAAACTGGCGATTGAGCGCTTGGCAGCGTTAATCTGATTTTCATATTTAACATAAGCTTCTCGGCCTTTTTGAGTGGTTTGGTCTAATCCGTTTTGCTCGCTTTTGAGACGCTCAATTACTAATCGTTGTGCTTCAATAGCTCGGCCAGCATCTTTGACTTTACCCGCATAGGCCGCCATAACGCCTTCACCTGAACGAATTTCAGCAAAGTTAGCTTGCATACCAGATTTTAGTAATTTTGCTTCATTCTTTATTTCTCGCAACGTGCGAGTCATGCCACCATCGTCCATGTTAATTGCGAATTCGTAGCCTTGAATTTTCTCTGTTGCCATACTTTGCCTCCTTTACAACGCACCAATTTGACGTGCTAATTCGAGCGGATCTTGAACACGGTCTTTACGTGACTTGGCATTCAATGCTGTTTGCATTTCACTAAATGAGCTTTGATAAAAGTCACTAGGCAATATGCCTTGTGAAATCAATTGATTAGCGATGTAATCAATATCCTGAATAAAATTATCAAGTTGCCAAATCATTCTGGCTTTGGCAATTTTGGGTCTTCTTCCTCTTCCTGATCGCTGCTGTTGCCTACAGATGGTAATTCTACTCCCAAGAATTGTTTTAAACAGTCATTAAAGAAGTCGTATTCGTCGCTAACCGAAAATTCCATGGACATGACACGTTTCTTTTGTGAAGCATTTAGTTCCAATAAATCACAGGTTGTTTCAGCCACAACCTTTGCAAGCTTAGGTGTTAATTCGACTACACCTGTAATGCTGTCCTCAGTTTCTTCAGTAGTCTTGATGAACTTCTTATATGCTTCGGCCATTTTTTCAACATTTTGACCACTATCAATCAACGTATACTGCGTGCCCGTCCCAATTTTCTTGCCATCAAATTTAACTGATTTTGCCATTATTTATATGCCCCTTTGTGTATTGTTTATTATCATTTATTGTGAACCTGTGCTTAGAATGCGCTTCTCAGCATGTTTAAAAGCCGCCCCTAGCGGTATTGTTAATTTATTTTAGGCGACCATGATTATCAGTTATTACTGGTTGGCACAGATGAGTCACTATCAGTTTTACTAGTCTGTGAGCCTGTGTCAGCTGTAGATTTATTGACCACTGGTGCCGTTACTCGCGTTTTTATAAAACGTTTGTCCAGGGAATACAGCGTCAAACATCGCTTGCTTATCAAATTTAGGATCTGACTCAGCATATACCTTGTACGGTTGGCCGTTGAATTTATCATAGTTCAAGGCGGTAAATGTCAAATTATCATCTTCACGAGTTTCAGCCGTATCCGTGTTTGTTTGAATGTTCTGACCAGCTTCGTTAAAAATCCCACGACCAAAGCAGAAATAAACAGCAGTACGTGTCACTGGTGAACGTGACTCAATAATAAGGCCAGCTTCAACGGGTGTGTCAGAATCAATGTAACCACCTTTACCATCTGATACCCGGCCTAATAGTTTTTGCTTGACGATGAAATTAATTTCATTTGCGTCGATTGCCACTGACGGTGCCGAAGGTGGATTAGAAACGTCCACAACTTCATTGTTGCCAGTAATCTTAGATACCGTCCCAGATAGCCCAGTAATGTTAGCAGTCTTAGTACCCAAGTTACCGTTTGCTTTGCTAGTATCAATGGGGTATACCCCAGCGGCCGCCAACCCCTTATCTGCATCAATAACCGTTGACCCGTCATCTGCTTTAATGCCGGTGTATAACATGTTTAAACCTAATGTTGCCATTTAAATGGCCTCCTTTATATAATTAAATTTCAAAGTGTTCGTGATACTTTCTGAATCTGGTGTTAATGTCTGGCCGGCATCGCTATAACAACGAATATCATTGGTCAATAGCACTTGTTTTAACCCGGATTCGATGGCATCCATATCGCCCAAGTAATCTTTAGGATAATAGAGCTGTATCTGAACTTGCTTCGTTGATTGGAACGGAATCCCATTGCCATAATCTTGACTACGTTCAGGTAGCCCGCTTATTACTACAATAGGCTCGTCAGTTGAAGTATCGTTAGTTGGAATAAAAAAGCTATGGATATGCTCCACAGCTAGTTCTGGTATTTCATTAATATTTGCAACAATTATGCCTTTAATAAAAGCTACCGGCGTCACTTGCCCACCTTCTTGTCCATAGCAGTCTTTAATTGTTCAACAACTGCCTTGCCAACTTGGCCTTTTGCTTCACGCTGAGTAGTCTCCCAAAAGTGTTTCCCGGAAACATGACCATGTTTGGAACCATTACGATCAACGACGTCCCAGCCATCATTTTGAAAACGTGCAATGTACCCTTTTTCACCTTTGGCTGTAAAACCAACGTTAACCGAGCCATTAGGATGATCTACAGCAATTAATGAATCACGTAGATGTGCTTTTTCAGCATGACCATGTACCTTGCGTAGTTTTCCCAAAGGAATCTTAGGCTTCATAATTTTAATGAACTGATCCGCTCCAGCTGCATTAGCTTTAAGCTTCTCTTCACGTCCAAAGCCTTCCGCCATAGTATCTAAAATATGTTCAAATGAGTCTGCATGTTTAATCTCATTCGCCACGCCCGATCACCACCTTATGACAAGTTATGAGGTCAAAGCCATCCGGTGGTAAACCATCATCGTAGGCCACATCATCAATCTGGTAAATATCCTGATGATTGCGTCGCAATTGCATGCCGGTAGTTATTTTTAGATTATGGCGCACAAAGTAAACAGCATTCTGTTGTGAGGTGTCGCCATTTAACGCTAACCTTTGCTGAAACGACAATGACCATTCGCCGGCGTACAAACTGAATTGAGGGACAAAATCAGTAATAGGATTACCCGTATTAGGGTTAACTTTTCCAGTAGCTGCCTGAGTTCCAAACTCCAATCTAAAATTCATTCGTGCAGGATTAATCTTCTTGACCATAGTCATTCACCTCACTCAGTGCTAAGAGGTAGCTAGCTTTCAATGACATAATCAAATCATCAAAAGCTAACGGTACCGTATACTTTTCTGAATCGCTAACAGCCGAACGATTATTATAATAATGTGAAGCTAACAATATGGTAGCCAGGCTAAATTCTTCGTGATTATCGTCATAAAAAGTAGCAATCTTATTGCCAATTCGACCGATGATGTTTTTTCTAGCTGCTACGACTAAATTAGCTAGCAATTTATCATCTGAATCACTGTCGATCCTTAGTGAGCTTTTGAGTAATGCTAAGTCGTCTTCGCTAACAACCGTAATATTCATACTGTCTTCCCCTATTCACTTGGAACCAATGCAAGCAAATCTGCCTTGGCGGTCACACCGCTATGACTGATATTGTGTGCATCAAGCCAAGCCGTAATGTCTGCAACTGTGTTTGCATCAGTTGGCTTGACATTTCCTTTAGGATCGAATGAATTAACTGCTGTTCCGTCCCCGGTGTTGCCAGTTGGTGTAGTCCCAGAACCGGAACTATCATCTCCAGTGTCCGGGGCAGTTATTTTGACACTACAGTTGCCAAACGAAAGGCAGAAGCCAGCAAAACTTGGTGGTCAAACCATGCAGTTAAACCGAAGTAGTTGATACCCTTATCATAGTCCTTCCATTGCTCGTAAAGAGTTGAATCAATTTCATAATTTAGTTGCGCGTAGCTAAAGTTACCAACAACTGGTGTTACAGCTTTTTCGCTAAAGCGAACTGGATAACCAATAATTTCTTCCGGTGCCTTCCCAAACAAAGTTGCAGAACTGTTAGAAAGTTCCTTGATCATCGTTAAGTAATCAGGTCGCCGCATGTAGACCTTGATGTTACTTTGAAAGGCGTCGTTAATATCCCCTGCAGCTTGCGTAATTGCGTCAAATAATGAGCTGCCCGTAATTTTCTTAATGTTGGTTTCAGTCGAGTAAAAGCTCATGTGTTCTTCACCAGCTGCGGGCGTGGTCGCAAACGCAACCTTCTTTTCCTTGAGTGCCAAAGCGGCTTGTAAAGCACCCTGGATATACTGAACTAAGGCAGTATCTGTACCGTTTAAAATAGTTTCAGAAACGGCTGCCTTGAGCTTGGTCTTGAAACGTCCAAACGATACTTGATCACCCTTAGTAGTAATTTCTTTAGATACCTCTTGATCACCAACAAAACCATCATCATCAATCGAATATGCAACACGAGGCAAGATCAAGTTAGTAATAGCAGAAATCGTTTCATCTTGACGTAGTGGATTATCATCAAACGGTTCTGCAATAATTTGGTTCGATACGTTAATCGGCAGGATGTTTTGACCACCAGTTGTCGTATTGTCATCGCCTAATGCCTGCAAGACATCTGGAGATACCGATTGATTAGCCATAGTGGATCGAATTAAGGAAGCCATAGCACTTGTTTGGCGTGTCTTCGGGTCATCTGGCTTGTTGTTATTCTGTTTTTGCTGCACTTTTTTCTTTGATGCTTTTTCTTCAATATCAATCTGATTTTTCAAGAGGTCAAATCGCGAGCTTAAACTGTCAGCCTTTTGGCTAAGCTGATTTAAAACTTCGTCTTCAATTGCTGGATTGCCTGCTTTTTCTGCAATATCGTTATTAACATTTTTAAGTTCAGCACCGATTTCGGCGAGACTTTGTTTCTTTTGGTATAAGGTAACTGTCATGTTTAAAAACCTCCTAATGTTTGTGTAATTAACTTGTTTGTCTCTTTAGTTTTTTCTAATAATTGACGTCTAAAATCAGAATCTACTGTTTTTTCAGTGCTTAGTTGTTTGGGGACGTGATGATATTTTTCCATCAAATCAGATTTAACAGCAGCAGCAACTTGATTCGCTTCTAACACTTCATCAGCAAGACCATAGCTCACCGATTCATCGGCTGTTAGCCAGGTCTCATCATCCATGAGTTGTTTCAACGTTGCTTCATCTAATTTATCCCCAGCCTTGTCCAAGTAGGTTTGCACACTAGACTTGGTAATTTGGTCCAAATCATCGGCCTGCTTACGTAGTTCGGTTGCATTCCCTACCGCCATGGTCCATGGATTATGGATCATCATCATAGAATTCTTGGGCATAAAAATAGTGTCACCGCTCATAGCGATAACACTCGCAATTGATGCTGCCAGTCCATCAACGTAAACGTTAACTTTGGCGTTGTTCTGTTTTAACATGTTTGTAATTGCAATACCCTCAAAAACTGATCCACCTGGGCTATTGATGTGTAAATTAATAGTTTTTACATTTCCTGCTTGTTTCAATGCATCACGAAACCCTGCTGCTGATGTGTCTGAATCATAATATTCATCACTAACAATTTCACCATCAATATACATGTCAGCAGTCTGGGACGCTAACTGCTTAATCGTCAGATACTTTGGTAGTGTCATTACTTTTCACCCCCTTTCGTTTAGTTGGATCCATATTAATTGGGTAAAGGTCACCAGAAATGAACAATGTATCTGCCATAGGGTCGCTATCTGGTGGCATATCTTCCAAAGCTCTAACATCATTTGGCGTGACAATTCCATTGCGAATCATCATCTGATAGAAGGCCGTGCGGGCAGTAATATTCCCACGCAATAAGCCGTTTAAGTTAAACTTAAAATAATATCCTTGTTGACGTTGATAATCCGTAAGCAATTTTCGATTGAATTCAGACTCATACTGCTTCACGATTGGTAGTAAAGTCATTTGGGTAAATTGTGCCATTAGTTCTTCGTTAGATGAAACACCCTCACTGAAGCTTTCATTAAGAAAACTTAGTGGCACATTATACACATTGGCAATTCGCGAACGAGTGATTTTTTCAGTATTAACCATATCGCTAGACTGGAAATCTCGGCTGAGCTGATTAATGGAAAAACCTTTTTCTTGGAAAAGTGCTCCACCATTATCTTGTGCGAAATGGCGAAAATCATCCAGAACAGCTTTGCGTTTTTCTGGATCAATTGTTCGATCATACTGAACAACGAAACTGTCAGTTTTGTTCATTTCACTAAGATTAAAGGTTTGGACAGCTTCATCAAACTTCAGCGTTGACTTGAGCACTTTAATAGGACTAATACCCTTGACACCTTCAATCGTTTCTAAGCTTTTGACGTGGATTACCTCACTATTAAAAACAGTTGCATCTTTATTTCTTCCTGTAATTCGATACCACAAAGACTGATCGTCTAAATTAATCATCGGTGTCACATAGTCCGCAGAAATTGGAACCAATTCGGTTGGTTGTAAGTACTGATCTCTGACAATTAGCGCATAACCATTTCCTTTGGTGTCACGAGATGTCTCTAACTGACTAAAAAAATCAAATGCGTGTAAGCTACTGTTAGGTGCTATCTTTAGGAGATTTACAACATCCATATTGGCAACGTCGTAATTGTGATAAAGATTAATCGGTAACGAGCTTACGGTATTAGATAAACGTAAAATGACGGAATAAACTGCTTCGCTAGTTGTTAATGCATGATTGCTTTCACCAAAAAAATCATGTCCTTGCCAACTTGAAAAATCAAAATTTTGTCCTTTATATCCTGCTTTCTGCTGAGGCAATTGAAAAATTGAACGAATTCGACTAAAAATCCCCATCTTCTAACCTCCTCTCAAGTTAAAAGTCATTAAAGCTGTGATACTCCGGCATTTCAAAATTGCCATCATCTGGGCGAACTAACAAGTCAATTACTGATACATGTGCATCCAGTGCAGCAGCAAACCCATCAATCTTACGTGATTGAGATTGCTTAGTTGGTAGCCAATTGTTGTTACGATCTTGCCGCAAACGCACATTATTCAGATACCATTTAAAAATTTTTTGATTATTAAAAACAACCTTGCCATCCAATAACAACTCTTTGAAGTTTTGAAGAGGCCCACCAAGTGTGAAAAAACCCTGCCGAACTTTTTCAGTTTCAAATCCGGCTTCTTCGAGCTCTTTGTTCAGCCTCAAAGCCTTAGCTGGATCAAATCGAATCTTCAAAATGTTATATTTATCTGACATGGTTTTAAACCAGTCAAGAACATAAGTATAATCAACATAATTTCCTGGAATAATCTCAATTTCGCCATTTTTCTCCCATTCCCGTATACGTTCAGGGTTCTTGTCTCTATCATAACGGGCCTGTGGAATCCATGACTTTTCCAATACAAAAACGGAGCCATCTTCAAGTGGAAATTCCAAACATGCTGATGTAAAGTCTTCAGTATCAGATAAATCATAGCCGCCCACGCAATCCTTAAAGTCAAGCGTATTTAAATCGATCACACGTTCATTTAGCTTTAGAGTCTCTGGAGTGATAAAGCTCATTTCATCCGTTTCAGCAAAAATATTAAATTGTTTGGTTATCCAGTCTGCTAACTCACGAGGACTTTTACGATCTGTTTTGTAATCGTTGATCATATCAGCAATTTGCATCAATCCAAAATTCGGATTGGCCTTAATCCATAGTCTAGGATCGTTAGCCTCTTCCGGCTTGTCTAACTGTGCAAGATAATAAAAAGTTCGCTCATTAATATTGTCTTCATAATTAGACAACGTGTCCTGACCTTGTTCTATGAAGTTAACTAAAGGTCCATCTAGTACGGAGCCAGCAGTAGTTATATAGACTATCAAAGGCTGCTCACGTGTTCCACGTGAACGTTTCATGACATTAATCAGGGCATAATCCTGATATTCATGAATTTCATCAAATACGCCAAAATGAAGATTTTCTCCATCTTTATTATTCTTTTCAGCCGACATCGCAACAATCTTGCCATTGGTCTTAGGATACCTAATCTCAGATACATTTGGTACGAACCGTTCTTTTAGCCAAGGTGACGCTTCAATCATGGCTTTAGACTCTTCGTAAAGAATCCTTGACTGCTTTTGTGAGTTAGCTAAAAAGTAAACATTTGGGCCATTTTCACCATCAAATCCGGCCATATACTCGGCTAGTCCTGATTCAAGTGTCGTTTTCCCGTTCTTTCGACCAACAAATATTAATGACTCCCGAAAACGTCGCTTTCCAGTGACTTTGCTAACCCATCCGAACATGCAACCAACAATGAAATGCTGCCACGGTTGCAATACGAGTTTGTCAAAGTCGCCTTTAGATGGCTTACACTTGCTTTCAATAAACCGTATTGGGCGCCAAGCTTTCTCCTCATCGAATTTCCAAGGATAATTAGGATCATTTTGCCGTTTTAAATCATTTAAATGCCTTTTGGCAGCCAAAATATTCCATTTAGAAGCAACGATTGAACCTTCTACAACCAATTCAGCGTAAATAGTTGTCAGGACAACTGGAGATGCCTCCTGTAGAATTCCTCCCCATGATTTCTGGTTTTCAATATAGTCTTCTGACCAATTAACAATTTCTTGGTAATCAAAGTCAATTGGATTAGAATTAGAACTCTTCATTATCTCTTGATTCTCCCTGATTTCCCAAATTAATGGCCATTGACGCTCGTGCAGTCGGTGTCAATCCAAGCTGGTTTGCATACTTGTTCAGTAATTCAGCGGATTTTTGTTTCTCTCTAATTGCCGGATTGATTTTTCCATCAATCATGATTCCGTGCTTTTTAACCTGTGCCTTAAAGGATTTATAATCCATTAACGTATCACAATAGATAGCTAAAACGTTAATGTCGGCTTCGGTTAAAATATCAGTCGTCTCAAACAATACTTTAATCCGATCAAATTCATTTTTTGCACCCGTAGAGAGCCATGGTGGGGCAAGAATACTTTTATTAGATACCGCTAGCTTAGCTTCATTTTTTTGGCGTCGATAAAGTTCTTTTTTTGTTTTATTATTAGGGTTTCCCTCGAGTATATGAATCATCGCACTTTGCGCAGTTCTTGGCATAAAATCACTTTCTTTCCATCTATTTTTTAGGGGTGCGAATACTCTATTTTTTTGATCGAAAAACTAATTTATAATTTTTCAAGGTGATGTGTCCGCTCTTTGAAAAGCTATCATACCAGCATTTAAACCAGGGGGGGCTACACAAAAATTTTCGCACCCTCATAGTTCAGGATTTCTTTTGAATACAATGATGTTTTTATTTTTTTGAATCTTTTTCTTTGATTTAGAGTAGCCTTTTTCAAAATGCTCTTTGTTATGGCAAGCCATGCAAATAGTCTCAAGGTTGCCTAAATCCAGTCTCTTATTCCAATCATCTTTGATCGGAACAATATGATGAACTGTATTTCCTTGTTTAATAATCCCCTTGCGCTTGCATACTTGGCACAGGTAGTGATCACGTGTCAGTGCTAACTGTCTTACTGACTGCCAATCACTTGAGTGATAGAACTCATTGGTCTTTATGTCATGCTCATACCGTCTTGTTCTTGGCATGACTATTTGCCTTGGCCAATGCCATGTAATCTTCCAAGGCTATCCATAAAGTCGATTCTGTATCTGTTGTTTAGGCATATATCTTCTCCATCCCAACCAAGCTCAATATGATGTACTTCTTGTTGTTCTACACCATCAACGAATACTTTAGGCGTGTCATCAATGTCGTCAATGTCAATGCGAAGATGCGGTTGCTTTTTGGTCGGCAAAATGCCACCAATCATCCTTAAGCCACGTTGCACTTCAGTCGTATCAATATTCAGCTTTAGTTCAATGTCACTAGGCTTGTTGGTATTAGTTTGCCTAGTCCCATTAGACTTAATTGTTTTGCCCGTGACATTTCGCTGGTACATAACGCCATCAATTAAAATCTTATCAGGCAATTTGTTTTCTGGTTTCTTCGGTGTGAAATGTTTTTCTTCCATACTTTGTTCACTCGCTTTCTTTGGTTTAACACTAGGTGCGTTCTCTCCGTTAGGTACTGGTGATGTTCTATTTTTTCCAAACATGTTGCTTTCTCCGCTTCTTTTCCAAACTAAAAGCGCCATGCTGTTTAGCACGACGCTTCATCCATTTATCTAAGTGGGCATCCATCTCTGCTTCTTGTGGCGTGACGTAGCCATATTTTGTGTTAATCATCTTTGCCATGATTTGCCTCGTTGTCTTCCATATTCATTGTAATTCCTCCTCGTATGTATCAAAAAAACTCCCGCCAATAAGCAAGAGTTAGTTTGGAGATTGTCCGTTTTGGAGCCGTGGACGCGTTTAATGTGCTTGGTAGGGATTTGCACCCTACAAAATCCTTCTGGTTAACTGTGGGTTACTCAGTGAGATTGATACCATCTGAATGGTAACACTAACTGGGGCATTACCTATTCCGCCACAAGCACAGCCAATGTAAACAAGACGATGGGAGCTCATGTTATGAAGTTAATTCCAAACACGCCTCCAGCCCTATTCAGCAGTTTAGTGACTTGCTTGGGTCAATGTGATTGGTGTGGGCCAAGTCGCGCACTTATTTCAGATTCGCAACTTTCCCCGCTAACTAATCACGTTATGCGGTCAACTCCCATTGGGTGCTGTATCACATAAC